ATGGCAACGATACAGACGCACGTCGCGAAAGATGGCAAAGAGTCATACAAGGTTGTGTGGCGAGAACCGGGGGCTAAGAAGATTAGGTCTCGGAGATTCCCCGACAAGGACAAGGCCATAACACTCAAAGACTTCCTTGATGCTAATGGCAACAGCTATGCCGCAGCTACCGAAGTCAAAACACGCATGGACAACCGACTGCCCACGGTCTCCGAAGTTGTTGATCGCCACATCAGCTTGCTGACTAAACCGCAGCCTGGGACTATCCAGCGTTACAAGAATTTGGCGAAGGCTCACATTCACGGGTCACCCCTCGGGCATATGCCAGCAGAGAAGGCAACCAAGAGGGACGTGATCGAATGGATGGCCAGCTTGCGGGCAACGAAAGGGTCAAACATTGAAGAGGGGAGTGAGCTAAGCCAGCGCACCAAGAAGAACGTCCACGCTCTTCTCTCTACCGCGTTCAATACTGCGGTAGAAAACGATGACGTAGAACGAAATCCCGCTAAGGGTGTCGGTGATCCCGACCTGCATAAGTCTCGTGAACCCGTGTATTTGTCGGAAGATGACCTTGAGATCATCGAAGAGGCCATGCCTGAGCGATACCAGCTGTTCATCCGCTTTCTTGGTAAGACCGGTCTCCGGTACAGCGAAGCAACAGCACTGCGCAAACGAGACATACGCGTATCGGGGGAGCGGTGCACGGTCATGGTCACCCGCGCCTGGAAGAACACCGGGGCCGGCGAAGAAATCGGCCTACCTAAAACCAAGCAAGGCGAGCGTCAAGTTAACTGCGGTCCGAAGCTCTCCGCGAGCTTGATCGAGGTCATGAAGGACATGCGACCAGGAGAGTTTGTGTTCACTCGACCAAATGGAGAGTTCCTGCGCAACAGCTACTTTCATAAGAACGTGTGGCAACCAGTGATCAGTAAGCTCGTGGAAGATGGGGACTTGGATGATAAGCCTTGGATACATGAGATCCGCAAGGCCCACACGACACACCTTCTACAAAAGGGCGTGCCAGTGAAGGATGTTCAGACACGGCTAGGGCATCAAGATCCACAGACAACCCTACGCATCTACGCGCAGGTAACTACAGAGTCAGATGTGCGCGCAGCTGACCTCGTGGACTAATGCCCGTGTGGGTCTTGCCCTAGGACTGTCCAGGGATCGGGCCGGTACTTGATCTTTGCGTCCTCGCGCTCGTGCCATTCAGCGTCATCTTCGATGCTCGCCCAGTGGCTATCCACGCTACGTATCCGGCGCGCTTGATCCTTGTGTAGCCACTGGACTTCTGACTGATCATACGAGTACCGGTCAAGGAGTTTGGTGGGCGCGCTGATCATGATCATGTCGCTGTTCCATCCAAGGATCTGCGCATGGATGGGCATCTTGTCCGGGAAGCGCACTTCTACGTATGGGTAACGATTCACCTCGTAACGGTGCATGCCTTGGGTTAGGTCGGTCATGGATAGATTGTCTCTTAAATAGGAATAGCGCCCCACCTCGCAATGAGATGGGGCGTTTCTTCTATTCAGCTACGTGCTCGCCGGTCGACGAGGTAGCGCGCAGGTTGGCTGTTTATCATATTCAGGACAGGGTGAAAATGATGCTGACCAGTGGTTTTACCTAGCGCGCAGGGTCGGCTATTCAGCTACGTGCTCGCCGGGTTCTTTCTTTGCCGGAACAAGCCAGCCAGCAATAACGACGATGAGGACGGTCACCGCGCCTTGCACCTCGTTCGGCGCTTCAATACCGAGCGTAGACAGCACCCAGAACAGGATAGTGGTTACTGCTGCGGCTGATGCGGTTGCGCCCGTTACAGGGCCAATAGAGCGTTGTTCAGACATGGGTTACTTTCCGTTCTGCTGGTTCATGTAGCGCTGGAACGCCTTGATGGTTTCCTTGCCGAACTTGCCGTCAATCAACCACTTCTTGGCGTCCAACGTTTTCTTCTGGGCGAGGAACTGTTGCAACGCCTTATAGGTCGCTGCGCCTGCCTTGCCATCAATGACGTACTTATTCGATGGGTAGTAGCNGAGTCCGCGCAACCACTTCTGCAACGCGATAACGGTGTAGTAACCGAAGTCGCCGTCTACAGCACGGTTGTAATGCCCTACGGCGCGCATGAGGATCTGGAACGCCTTGACGGACTGCTTGCCAAAGATGCCGTCTACTGCGAGATCCTTGTAGTCGGTCGGCTGCTTAGCTACGGAAGGCTTAGGATTCGGCTTGCTTCCGACCGGCTTCACGTTGCCAGCGCCGCCCAGTTCGCGCTCCCACAAAGCAATGGTGTCTTCGAGGTCACGGTTTGCAGCACCCCATGACAGCTCCACATGTAAGTGGTCAGTGTGAGGGTTGACTCCGCCGTAACGATGCCAGCCCTTGTTTGCGTAACCGCCGGAGAAGATCTTGCGGTTGAAGATGATGCACTGGATTCCCAGCTCAGCCGAGTTGAGTCGCAACTGTTCGGCGAACTCTTCGAACACGGAGATCTTGTCGTACCACTTTAACCCGAAGTCAACAGCGCGCCCTTCACCATGCAAGGAGGTGGTGCGGGATGAACCGCGAACGTTACGGCAGTTATAGATACCGGAGTTACGTCCGCCAAGTTCCTTATACTTCGCCAGGAACCACGACATGGCACCCTTAGCGCCGTCCGCTGGCCCCTTGGTGCAAGTGTTAGCGCCCTTATAGCCGTTGTATACCGCCATGGTTAGTTGCCTCCCAGTGGCTTGATACCCTTGGCCGGCACAACATAGTCCGGGTGTTTCGGGTCGGTGACTTCCTCGGGGTTCGGGTCGTCGTATTCCTCTTGGTCAATTGCTTCTAGCGGGTCAAGATCAGACATGGCGTTCCTTTCGGGCATAAAAATAACCCTCACCGTGCGGTGAAGGCTTGGAGCGTTGGGGGTTAGTCTTTGTTGTGTTTTCGTTGCTCTCGGATGATCGTGTAGCCGAGCCATCCGACCACGAGTATCAGGATTGAATACAGGGCAAGGTAGACGTATGGTCTGCCGGGGAACGCTGGGAAGAAACCCGATAGTGTTGCCAAGAGTAGGATCGCGGACTGGACACCGAGCAGGGCCATGAGCACACGACCTGCAGGAAACCCGGTCCATGCGCCGCGTGTAATCCAGTTCCACCCGAACATGACGATGACCGTTTCGATAAGGACTACCGCCATGAGGATCGCGGTCGTTGGTTGCACTGTCATACTGGCCTTCCACGGAATGAGCGTTGAAGCCCCTCGCTGAAATGGTTTTGTCGGTTGATTTCACGGATACGGTCTGATTGCACGGTTACCTCACGTTGCGTCTGCTTGGCTTCTTTGAGGTCGAGTTCCGCCTCAATCTTCGCGGCCAACGCTTCGTCTGCTGCTTCCTGTGCTTGTTTGCGTCGTCCCCAGATCATCGGTCATCACCCGGTTTGTTAGCGTCTTGGATGGAAGTCATGATCTTCGTGACCGTCTCGTTGACAACCATCTGCTCGCGGATCGTCTCAGACTGGGTGTGGATGATTTCTTGTTTCTTCTGCGCTGTTTCCTGCCACGAATCACGCGCTTTCACCATTACGTCATACGTTGATTTAGGGATGATGCGCCCGGTCAGGATCAGCCACACCGCGAGCATCAGCATGGCGGCGGGGCTCAGTGACCCTAGCGCCGTCCACGGTATTGCATCCATGAGCACCACCTCGGCGGGTTACGTTTGGGCTGAAAAACATGAGTGGGCAACGTGGCCTCCTAAAAGTTTTGGGGGGCAACGCTCACAGGGGGACATATAAAATGCGCCCCCTGTGAGCGCTTTTATAGTGTTACTATGGCCTGCTTCGAATTGCCACCGCTATTTAGGTGCGCATTGCCGGGAGCTGCTTGCCAGCGAGTATCAGTAAGGCCAGTTGACGGACTGGCGATCGCAGAATATTGGTCCGAGCACACTTCTGAATTCATAGGCAGTGACATTAGCCAGTCGTTGAAAGGCCATCGCACTTCGTTTAAGCTAGGCTCCGTTGCCTTGGGAAGGATCGTAGCCAGGTAAAGCTCATTGCCATAGTAGTTCATGACGTTCTGCGCGAACGTGTTGAACCGTTCTTTCATCGTGGCCAAGGTTGCACCGTTGCCCAGGTCGTTGTATCCGTTGGCAAGGTACACGCGGTCAGGTTTATCGAGATGCGACCACATGCGTAGCTTCGGAGTCATGACGTCCGAATAGTCAGCCATTGATCCACCCGGCTGTGCCAGCACGGACGCGATAGCCCTCTGTGCTTGCGCGTGCTTTTGAGCCCACGAGTCACGGCACGGGTATGTTGCATTCAGTGCTGCTAAGTGGGAGTCTCCTATATACATGTTCACCCGTGTACTCTTCGGAACTTCCACTTCCAGCATCACGCTGAGCGGTGAGTAGTTCTGCCGAACCGAGGTAACGGACCCCGGGCGCACCCATGAACTTAGGATTTGGTTGGTGAAGCACACCCCCAACTGATACGCATTCACTTGCCCTTCTTCCGCTGATTCGTAGGCGTAGGAAAGAAGGTACTCCTCTCCGGCCTTTAGATTGACGTTCTGCCAGCCAGATCCAAAGCTACTGGCGTCACCGGGGCTAGCAAAAGCATTCCGAAGCACTTGAGGCGTTTCCCCTTCGGGGAATCGTCCAGTCATCGATCCGTCGGCGTTCATCTGATGTTTGCCTATAGCGATTCCAGAAAAATTCAATACTCCGAGATAGGGAGTATCGGTGTTGTAGTCGTAGTTGCGGAAAAGTGCCCGAATGCGAGGAACGTCCACCGCAAACTTTACGGGTATGCGAACCTGCACCAAAGGACGTGAGTCAGTATCAGTGCCGCGTGGGTGGTTAAGCGCGACCGGTGCGCGACGGGTTTCAATCATGGGTGGGTATATCCTTGTCGGTTTAGGTTCTGAAAACACTCCATTTCCGTGAGAAGATCTAACCCACACTTCTGGACCGTAGGTTCCAGGAGCTGTGCCGGTTATGAAAAGGTGCGTTCTTCCTAGCCCAAAATCTGCTACTAGAAGCGTTCCTTGGCGATCTTCTGGGGTTCCGGGTCGGCCTCCTGTTGTGCTGTAGAGCCCCGGGGGAAGGGAATCAACCTGCGATTGAGTAATGCTCGCGGGCAAAGAGCCACCCATTGGAAATTTGCCTGCCAAGATATCTCTTATGCTGGTGGCTTCTATGCCTAATTCAGAGTCTACCTTTAGGGCCAGCTTCCAAACGTCCCCGGACGTTACTACTGGGCTTGTCAGCTCTGGTGCGGGTAAACCGTATTGTGGCGTGTACCGTGTCATTGGTTTGGTGCCCCTCTCAATGGGTCATTCTCGAAGTTCGTGTAGTTGAGACCAGCCCATGCCGCTTCAAAGGCCGCGTAGTTACCGCCAGACCAAGCAGCCTCAAATTCTGCGTAAGTAATCTTGCGTGTGCTGGTCACGCTGATGATTCGGACCGTAAGCGTCTGCGAGTGATCGCCAGGAGCATGAGATTCACTGATGCCAACAACTAGAGCCTTGAGTGTCACGTCCAAGATTCCTGATTGGATAGTGATCACGTCACCCAACTGCCGGCGTGGGTCATACAAAACGCCCACACCAGATAACGTGGGAGTAGGGGCCGTGACCATTCCAGCGATAAAATCAGCCAGTCGTTGCGCGACTGAGCCACCCTCAAAAAGCGGGTGACCCCAGAACCCAAGATCATGCGTTAGCTCTGGCGCGTAACCTGGACCCACAGTCGCCGAAACCGTCACCTCGTCAATCCACTTACCCTCCCCGTACCCGCGTATCACAGGAAGGTTTTGGTTGCGTAGATAAGACCACAGCGCGGTAGATGTTGGGCTTGTCCCCAAAGTTGCTTCAACGTCTGTGGGGTATGTTCCCGCAACGTGGTTGATCTTCACCCCGGCGGTGCCGATATTCTCGGTGCTCACCGTCATCGTTAGCCCGGATTCTGTGGCGGTCTCCCCGTTGGTGGAATAAAAGTATCCTGCAAACGATCCACGGCGACTGTTGTAAACCCCCCAATTGCTCGTGTTGAGGATAGTCAGGGCACGGTCTACGCCAAGCCATTCAGTTGAATCATCCGGGGTTGCGAATACTTCAACGTTGTCAGCCGAAACGAGCGAATCCCCGCTTCCCCGAAACAGCTCTTTACGCTGTTGCAGGCTCTTGGATATTGATGCATCTTTCCACGTGACTTCAACGCGAGAGCGGACAGACAGCAGCGAATCTTCCCAACCGAGTTCCGTAATGTCATCCAACGTGGTGATGGTCTGCGCTGGCGAAGCGTTGCGCATCGTATCGGCAGAAACTAGCTGCAACACACCGGACTCATCGAACCAAGCCGCCGTGAGTGTCGCCTTACAAATCTCATCTACAAGATCCGCAATGTTCCGATTCTCCAGCCGTGGCATCATGTCCATCGTTGAAGCGAGATTGCCTGGCACGAAGCGCATCGAAGGCGTGAAAGAAAGGGACGAGAACTCATGACTCGTTCTCAATGGCCGACCCACTTGGATACCAGCGATCCGTGCACCATTTTCAGCAGTCACACGGATCGTGCCCATGACTACAGCAGGCAATACCTGCGAACCCATTGCGGTATAGCCCTTGTCCGTTCGAAGCGTCCACACCCCGTTCTTGACCAGCAGCGTCACCGCCGTCATCCCAACAATTGACGATGGCCCCAACTGTGCGACCAGCACGCCATTCAACTGCGCGTAAACGACCCGGTTCGGGTGAACGCGCAGACGAACATGATCCGCGCCGTAGTTCACATAGATGTTTGCGTTAGCGGCGTGATCGGGAGCGACCATCACCGTGATCTGCAGAGGTTCCGATCCGTTATACGAGGTGCGAGGCTGGTAGGTTGCATCGAATGCTCCGGCAGCGTAACCCCACGGTGCAGAGTAGAAGCCAGCGTGGATAGTTCCAGTGCTCCCCCCGCCGCTGGCAAGCGTAACGGTGCCACCCTCCGGCCACACGGACCCTTGCAACGGAACCGACACCGCAACATCAGCAACAGGCGGCGGAGTGTTATAAAACCCTGCCTTACGCAGCGCCATTGTCAGTGGGTACCAGTGGCTCAACCCTATCGATCGGTACGCAGCCCCCTCACTGAACGGCACATGGTGACGCAGCAACGCTTCATGGGTGAAGCTCGCGTTGAGTTTGTCCCGGTCATCGATCACCGTTGACTGGATGCCACCACCAACGGTTCCCGAAGTCTTATCAATCGCACCAGTGAAACGCGGGAAATCAGTGGCACCATCAGTCACATAAACAACCACACGATCACCCGACGACGGAGGCCAACCAGAAGGCTTATGCCACGGCGAGATCTCACGAGACTGCACGTCCTCCAGCTGAGCCCACACGATTGTGCCAGACCCGCCAGAAACACCACCGCCAGCCGCAACCTGCTCAGGCAAATCCCCCGCCAAATCACGATCGCTGCTGAAAGATTCCACCTCGCGGCGAACACCATTCACCAGCGCATAAGTGACCAGCTCGCGAACATCACCGCCTGTAAAAGAACCAGGAAGCAACTAGCCCACCTCCGTCACTGTGAAAGAAACATTGCTGAACGTGTGACCGACAACAGCCAACACCTGATCACGCGACACCGAATGAACCACAGCCTTCTCGCACCCCTGACCATCCCCATAAGGCTGAACACTGTCAGTCCAACTAATAGCCGGACGAGCAGCAGCGGTCACCGAAGCAGTCACCGTCAATCGCGCAGACACCGCACCAGCAGGAGGCAAAGCCGACACCGAACGACGCGCCACAGCCGTAGTAGCCGCCACAGAATCAACCTGCGACACCACAGCACCAGCCGCATTCAAAAACAACAGCCGAACAAAACCACCAGAACCAGCCACATACGCAGAACCAGTAACCACGCGACCAGCCAACACCGGAACAGCACCCCCGAAGAACGCGCCATTTACCGTGTCCTTCCACACCGACCGAGCAGCCCAGCCATCAGGCGTCAACAGAGGCGGCGAACCCAAGAGAGTTGCGCCCGAGCTCATTACGACCGACGCCGGATCGCACGAAGCAGCAGCAGGCGTAAGAAGATTAGTAACCGACGCATCAGCAGACACAAACCAAAACGGCCCGCGACCCCAACTGCCATTAGTGAACTCCTGAAGGGTGGCGGATTCAGCGGGGTCAGCAAACTGTGCGTTCAAAGACCAAGCACGCCGGCCGCCTGGAATGACCTCAGCCTTGCGTCGCCCCTCGATTGTCCGCTTGAAATTAAACCGATCCTCAATTTCTAACTGCGCGGAAGGGGTCGAATAAATGGGGATCATGCGACCCAACGTGCCTAGATAAACAGTCACAAAACCCTCCAAAATGGAAGTGGCTCACCGTTTCCAGTGAGCCACTTCAATCATTATTTGAGACGCAATTCCTTGCGCCCCTTGATGTTCGCCTTAGCGACTTCCTTGGAATCAACCTGAACGCTGACCACTTGCTCGCGATCTCGAATAGCTTCAATCAGCCGGTCAATATCCGACTCACGGAAACCACCCTCAACCGTGTTGTTCACAGCCTTTGTCACGGTGTCCCACTGACCCGGATTCAAGATAGCTTCTGGCTTGCGCGTCTTGTTCACAATCGTGGAAACGCCCGGCTGCAACCAACCACCAGAGTCGTGCAGGTAAGACATGTAGTTGAACGGTGACCCGTTCTTCCACAGCTCAGCGTGCAAGTGAGGGCCAGTAGACCGACCAGTGTTACCCGAGTTGGCGATGCGCTCGCCGGCAGACACCTTGTCACCCGGTTTCTTGCCCCATCCGGACAAGTGCCCGTAGTAGGACGAGAAGCCATCGGCGTGATCAACGACCATGCCTTTACCAGTACGCCCGGTAACAGCGTTCCAGCCGATCTTGCGGACAACACCGTTGAGCATCGAACGCACAGCCGAACCGATACTTACTGCGAAGTCGATACCAGCGTGAGGATAGGCCCCACGCGAAGTACCGAACCCCGAAGTAATCGGACCATTAGCAGGCTTGGAGAACGCGCCTAACGGACCATCGAAGAACATCGCACTATCGGAGCCAGAGCCACCGCCAGCGCTCTCGTCCTTCTGCGTCGCCCAACCAGTCAACCCATCGATCACCTTGAACCCAGCACCACGGATCAACTCGTTAAACCCGCCACCAGGAATCAACGAAGACATTGAATCCTTGAGCGGTGCAGTCACAGCACGAACACCAGCTGCGAGCATGCCCACAGCCCAGTCCTTCACCTTGCCAACAGTGTTCTTCACACCGCCCCAGAGGTCATCCCAGAAGCCGCCAATAGGCATCTGAGACTTCTTCTCGTCGTGCCCACCGTTCATTGACGACAACGCGGCCATAGGTGCTTGCTGCTTACCTGCAAGCATCTGCTGAGTCTCGTTAGCCGTATAAACGTAGCCGGGGCCGGTGTTGATAAGCTCGGGGCCTTCTTCGCCGACGAGCTTCCAACCGTCCTTCATGTGCCCGCCCTTGGCGAACGCAGGAATGTTGACCTCAGGAAGTTTCCAATCCAACCCGAGCTTGCTAGACATGGTGTTGACCATCTCACGCAAACCGTTGTTGTAGACCGTGTTTACAACGAAATCAATAGGCTTGTACGCGATCGACTTGATCGTGTCCCAAACCTTCTTGATCCCATCAACGCCACGCTGGAACGCAGGCTTTACGTGCTCATTGATGAAACTGCCGAGAGCTTGGAAGACCGGCTTGATGTTGTTATTCCAAACATCTTTGATCTTCCCTGAGACCGAGTTCCACGTATCAATAGTGAACTTCTTGATCTTGTCCCAGTTGGCAATCACAATCGCCGCGATACCGACAATGGCAGCAATCGCCCAGCCAATTGGACCCATCGCAATCAACCAAGCGGCAGCCATGCGGCCAGCCTGCAAGAGCGACTGTGTGCCCATGAGTAGCCAGCCAGCAACGACCTTAGCCGCCTGAATGCCCATTGCAATAGCAGCCTTGCCAGCAGGAACAAGTACACCGACAGACCACGAAACGGCCATCTTGAGCGCCTGCACCATTGAGCGGGTAGCCATCAAAGCCCAGCTAGCAATAACCTTGCCAGCTTGCACACCGAACGCCACAGCGCCCACAGCGGCTTGCTTGATCACCGTGCCAGTCCACACCGCAGCAGTCTTTGCGCCAGACACGACGGCGGCGGCAGACATAGCAACCCACTGAGCAGCGATCTTGATGCGAGTCGCGATCATCGCCGCAACAGCCTTCGCAGCCTCGATCTTGTACAACGCCCAAACCGCAACAGTTTGCGCGCCAGACCGGATCGCAGCAACGCCCATTGCTACCCATTGACCAATCATCTTGTACGACTGAGCAACGAATACCGCTGCCGTCTTGATAGCTTCGGCCCTCACGAGCAGGAACGCGGCAACATTCTTCGCGCCAGCAATAGTCGCCTGGATGCCCCACTTGATCAGCATCGGAATCATCAGCGCACCAATAACGCCAGCACCAATAGTTAGCGCCGTGCTATTGTCCTGAATCCACCCGGTAGCACCCTGCAAAATAGGGCCAAGAGTCTGACCAATAGTGTCACCGGTACGTCCAACCCAACCGCTAAACGATTCAAGCGCAGGAATAGCAGTCTCATTGATGAATCCGAAAGCCGTAGTCATGGCAGGCAGGAAAGCCCCGCCAACCTTCTCTTTCAGATCCGCAAACGCCGCCGACGCTTTCTGCTGCTTGTTCTGCAAAGTGTCAGCTTCACGCGCAAAGTTACCCTGAGCATCAGCGCCCTGCCCATAAAGAGCAGACTGCACAGCAAGAGCCTTAGACTCAGCGTCAAGCTTTGGAACCTTGCCAGCAGTCGCCTTGCTATAGGCCTCCTCAGCGGAGGTCAAAGTCAACTGAGCGCGCTTTACCTCGTCAGAATCCTTGCCGTACTTCTTCAAGGTTTCGTTGTATTTGTTCTGCGCAAGAGTCATCTTCGTAGACGCAGTGGCAACCTTGTCAGCATCAACAACAGGCTTCAAAATACCCTTGGACAACGCCTCAGCTTCAAGAGTCGCCGCCGACAAAGTAATGCCGTACTTCTCAATCGGGTCCATCTCGCCCTTGAGCGCAGACGAAATAGCCTCGATAGCTTCCTTCGTCGTACCGCCAAACATGGAAGCCATGTCCGCGCCCATGCCGATCAGACCATTAGTCTTATCAGCAATCTCATCCATAGGCGTGCCCATGTTTTTCAACTGGGAACCAAGGAGCGTACCAAGCTCGCGGTACTCGTTACCCGAGATACCTACAGTTTGAGCAGCAGTAGCCGCCCAGTCATGCATCGTCTGAGCGTTTTCCTTGAACACGGTATCGATAGCGCCGATGGACTGTTCAGCGTCACCGGCCATGCCAACAATTTCCTTGACACCGCCAGCAACCGCCGCGATAGAGAAACCAGCAGCAAGACCACCCAGAGCGCCCTTGAACGAACTAGAGAACCCGCCGCCAGCACGCTTGCCGCCATCCTCTGCCTGCTTGTTAGCCGCAGTCGTGGCGGTCTTCATGCCCTTGGATAGGTTGGCCTTGAGCTTCTGCCCAACACCCTTCCAGCCTTTGGCATAGGTAGTAGACGCAGTGGATGATGCTTTAGTAGCCGAAGCTAATGAATCCTTGGACTGCTTCAACTCATTCTGCAAACGATTCTGAGCGTCCGCAGCACCCTTAGTTTCTGCTTCTAGCTTCTGCTCAGCAGTCGCCAAACGATCAACGGCAGATAGTGCCTGAGAAGACTTCGGACCAAACTTCTCCGTAGTCTCATTTAGCTTCGCCTGGGCAATCTCAGACTTCCTCTTCGCGGCCTCGACCTTACGCGCCGAAGTCTCAGCCTGAGCAGCCACGCGCTTCTCAGCACGCTCCACATCAGCAGCCAGCGAATCAACGTCCGGTTTATTCTGCTCAAAGCCCTTAGCAATAGCCTTGCCCATTCCCAGGCCAGCTTTAGAAGCCTGAGACTCTGCGCCCTTGAAAATCCCGCCAACCTGCTTAGCGAGCAATGAAGTTTCGGCGGCCAGCGTCAAATATCCGGTCGCTAGCTCAACTGAACTGGCCATATTTTATCCCCCTGCGATACTTTTAGGAAAAGCAAAAGGCCCCACAAAAAAAGTGAGGCCTAATACCTATCTGCTCCTACTGCATTTCCAATCCGGCAGGAACTTTATTATTCTTACTCTGGTTGCACCGCATATGGGCCAGTTGCAGATTCTCTAACTCATGACCACCGCCGAGCGAAAAAGGAATTATATGGTCAACGCTTGGACTGGCAGGGTTTGGCATACTCAGGGTTAGATTCACCAAATCACCGCAAAGTCGGCAGGCATTGCCGTCCCTCGCCAGGATCTCACCGAGTGAAGTTTTATGCCTGCGGTACTTTGCCTTTGCGCAAAAGATGCACAATTTTATGTCGGATCTTCTGCGCCTACCAGATGAATGCGTGATTGACATATCCACTGGGTAGGAACATCTTTCGCAGGGCTTCCACTCAGAGGGAATATCCGCGACGCTCGGCGTGCAAAGTTCACCGCAATACCTTTTGCCCTGCGACGCTCCATATGGCAGCGCCTCCCCGCATCCACGACACCACCTATCTGGTAGGCCGCCATGCCTACTCATATACTGATGATGAGTTGCGCAAATACCGCGAGCGATAGGATTTCGCGGGCATCCAGACACGGAGCATCGGGGACCTTGGACTTCTGGGTAGCATCCCGGGGAGCAATACTTGTTAACGGTGGTGTTGTCCTTGCCGCAGGACGGGCAAGGATTCAACAAAGGTTTTCCGGCTAACGATCTCCGATAATGAGAGGTGCAATAACCTTTACACCTGACTATCTTTTCGCATTCAACAACCGAGCAGGTAGACTTACCCATAGCGAATCCTCCAGATTCGTTAGGCCTCGGGTAACAGTGTTGACGCACTGCCGGGGCCGTTTTGATTAATTACCTAATTATACCGTGACGAGCCGACATTATCGACTCGCCACGGTCTTTTAGTCCCAGCCCAGCAACTTCCGAAGATCCTCGATCTTCGACGGCTTGACCTTGAGAACTTCTGTCTCAGTTTTCTTGTCCCACGGCCTACGTGTAGGCTTCGGAACCTCGGACTTCTTGATGCCACGGCGACGAGTCACCACAGCGACAAGCTGACCGATACCGTCGTAAATACCAACGATGTGATCGACCACGGGGTTGTACCACCACCAGTCCTTACCATTGATGGCGCGCATCAAAGGGTCATCGTAAGGAAGGTTGTCGATAACAGCCCAGCAATCAGACCAAGTGAGATCCTCAGTAGAAATATCCCGCCAACGAAGCCCCCTATCAATCAAGGAAGCTTCGAAAGCAGACGGATATTCNGTGTGGAGCCGGATTAACTCTCGGATTTCCCTAAACCCACAGGCTGGCCCTTGCCCCAAACCTCAGTGAATGGGATGACTTCCTCCTGCGAAAGGTCACGGAAGTCTTCAAGCACGGTTTCATCAACACCAGCACCAGAGAGCCATGTGATGATTTTGGAGATATTCCCTCGCTCCATGGCCTCGATGATTCCGAGCGGCATCTGCTCGAACGAAGGAAGCTCGAACGGCTCATTGAATCCCTCGTATTCGAACTTGACGAAGGTGTACTGCTTAGCGGTAGAACGTCCGCCCTTACGGGTCTTAGAGACAGGCATGGTCAGCCCTTTCTTGTTAAACAGCAAGACCCCCACCAGATAATGAGGGCCTTGCATGATTGTTTGGTTATCGGTCTAAATTGTTGTGAGTGAACAGCTCAAGCCTTTTCAGGCGAGCCGCTTCACCAGCTTCTTCGGGAGTGTCAAAGTATCCCGCATAGTAGCGCTTGCCGTTGTGTCCAACGCGAGCTCCCCACTTTTGCTTGCTACTGTTCCAGATTGCTCCACGAATACCAGAACGGCTCGTAGACTGCGCACCTAGAACGTTTTCCCGGTTTTGCTTGTTTGTTGCCAAGCGTAGATGATCAGGGTTTACGCACGAAGTGTTGTGGCAAATATGGCCAATAAACAACCCTTCGGGAATCTCACCCTTGGCCCATTCGTAGGAAAGCCTATGCGCTCCAGCGTTAGTTCCGTTCAGCCTCACGCATCCATACCCATCAGGGAAAGTTGCGCCGGTCCAAACCCAGCAACTGCCGGACTTATCAACTTTTTGCCAGAAGCGTTCTTCCAGTGATAAATGCTGTCCGCCGAGGGGCTTTAGACCCTTCCCCTGCCGATGCTGCCAGTAGTGACTATCGCAAAGGCCTAGTGTCCTGCACGGCTTTGTGCATCCATCAAACGAACAGGTAGACTTGGTCATATCGACTCCTTTTCAGTCGGTCACAACCCCGGAATGTTAGAGCATTCGCGGGGTTCTTTAATTCTCTAATTCTACCAGAAAAAGAACCTATTTCCCGGTGCGGAGCTGACCAACACGCACCGGGAAGTAGGAGATTATTTACGGAACAACCGGGCCATCAACGAACGAAATCGCCTTTACGCCGTTAGCGTCCGGGAAGGCCTCGATGTTTACCTCGTACCTAATTACTTCTGAGTGTACGAAAGTTACATCGCCAGAAGTCGAAAGCTGACCATCCTTGATGTACTCTCGGATCTTCGTAGTACCGTCTGCCATGTCAATGACGAACGACTTGCGCGCAGGCATTTTGGCGGTATGGTTTACCTTGACCTTGCCAGCAGTGACAGTAACATTTGCGTCGCCATGAATCAGCTTCAACACGTCCGCATTAGCGGACTCAAGGAACTCAAGAGTGTAGGTCAGGCTGTGTTCGGTGCGGACGACCTTTACAACGTCTCCACCCCAGGCCATTACCTTATCGTCGGAAGCGTCGGTAGTACGAGTGACACCTCCGTCTCCCACATATCCCGCCTTGATCCATGCTGGGTCTAGTGCAGTAGTTGCATCTGTCGGTTCGGCCACGGTCTTATCACCGAACAGCACACCGCCGGTAGCGGTTACAGGAGCACCAACGAGCACATTCTGTGTACCAGTTGCCATGATTTGCCTCCTAAAGGGCATAAGAAAAAGCCCAACCACAAACGTGGTCAGGCTTCGAAAATTGTTTGGTTAGATAGCGGGAATCTGGGTTGTTGACGCTCTGAAACTCAGTTCCACAGTGAAGGAGTAACCCGGCGTGCGAGTCTCCGAGTCGGGCTGGAAAGTAGGACGCTGAACAGTTCGCAAGAAAATCACGCCAGCCTCCTCGAACGGCCACTGACGAATCAGGCCATGCAACTCACGAGCAACCCTAGAAGCTTCCATGCCGTCAGCATGCGAAACCTCCACCGTCACCCGCGCATCATCAAGCACAACGTCCCGCTCGCCCCGGCCACCAGTGTCCACCACCGTCACCAGCAGCGGGCCCCACTCCCAACCAGGCGGCACATCCATGAACGGGCCAGCCTCAAAAGGAACATACTTGCCAAGGAACGCCACAGCACGAACAACCGGGTCCTGAAAGAGAATGATTTCAGGCATCAATCCCTCCCAGCGTCGAGTGCTCTCAAAAGTGCATGGTGCTTCCTGTTATGAAAGTGCGCGTGCCCTGTAGCCATCACTGACACAGCGCCACGCGGATCTTCCAAAACCAGCTCCGTGACCTTATAGCCCATCGCCTCACCACCAGCAGCCGCCGCAATCTTGTCGCCACGACGCTTCAAATCAGCGCGAACCTCCGGCAAATTGCGGATCTGCTCAAACACGCCCCGATTGAACTTGAGTTTGCGAGCCATCAGCCAGTCACCCGCTTCAACTTCACCTCAGTACGGAAAACGGAAGCTGTGAAGAAATTACGCACAGGAGGCGCGTAACCCTCAACACCGAACCGCTGCCCATAAACCGTGAACTGATCAAGATGACTGATCGTCAACCCAGGAGGCAGAAACAAGACGCGCTCAACAACATCCCGCTCAGCAGACATATTGCGTGGTTCATCAGCGGCAGCCACATCTATCCCAACATCCTCAACGAGAACATCCTGATAGACCGGAACCTGCGCACCCTGCGGGTTACGCTCATTCCTAAGCCACTGGTGACGAATCACCTGCTCACCCTGAACCTGCAACATTACGGCCCCCAGTTCAACTTGTACGGCTCAAGCAACGCCATCTCAGTCGCAAGCAAAGGGATAGACGCAACCGAACCGCCAGCAGCCGCATAGGTTACCGACTGCGTGCCGGCTCTCTGCGAAACAACGTTCCCCGAAGGGTTCATTGCCGCACGAGAAGCAATGCCAGCAATTAGTGCACCAAGCTCCCCAGCGTCCTCATAGCCATGCGTGAGCTCTACAGACACCGACCGATACTTCTTAGGCCAGCATCCGCCGTCCTTGCGCGACAGCAAGCCCGCCTCAGACCAATCGGCCTCAGCGGGAGAACCGTCAACGAGGACCGCAGACACCGAAACGATATGCTTCGACTTGATCTGCAAAACTTCGCCACCATTGCCGTCAACAATCAACGTCTCAGTGTGCTCGGGGGTAACATGCCAACCGCAGTACCGGCGCACAGCACTAGTCGCCGCATCAATCCAGAACTGATCATCAGTTGGGGCCGGCTTACTCGTCAGTATCGGAGGTAGAGACATTAGCCTTCACCTTCCCGCGACGAGCCTTGTTCGGCACCTTGATCGGCTCCTGAACACTAATCGGCTTAGCGCCAACCCGCTCAGCAGTTTCCTTATCCAGTTGCACCTGGTGAGGAATGTTCCCGATCAGAATTTCGTAGATTTCCATCAGATATTCCTTCCTGATACACCAGTGGGGCCACCCCGAAAGATGACCCCACTAGGTAACTGGATAATTAGCCGGCGACCGGTGCGGTGCTCGATAGGGTTACCTTCACGAAAGCGGAAGGTTTACGCACGGCCAAGGCGATACGCTCCTCGGCGCGAACCGAAATACGGTTGTAGTTGAAGTCATCCTCGTTCGAGTTAGTAGCTTCAACACGCACGCCACCCTTGCGGTAAACGGTTGCACCCTGCTTGCCAGCACCAACTAGGACGGTGCCCTGAGCGATGGCAGAGGTAACAACGGTGTTCTGGCCCCAGATACCCGGCGCGGCGTTGACCGAACCGTTGCCGTAAGCGCCAGTGAAGAAGCCGCCGGCGAAGTACTGGCCGTTGGCATCCTTGGACAGGCGCAGGGTCTGGTAATCAAGCGGGTTGATCACAAGACCGTCAGCAGTCAAACCGGTAGCGGTCTGAACCTTGGTCAGCGCACGGAAGATCGCATCCGCATTGTCAGTGTTATCAGCAGCGGCTTCGGTCTGCACGCCCACACGGTTTAGCAGGCCGCGAAGGTTCGGCGAAGTGCCCGAGCCATTCAGGAGCTGAGCCTCTTCGAACATGACCAGATCGTAGAGCAGGCGACCGTTGATCTCCGAAACCAAGAACGGCAGATCTTCCGCCATCTCGTCGTTGATCTTGATGCGACCGGCAATCTTGGTCAGCGCATCGTTGACCTGATCGTAGGTGTAGTGAAGCTGTGGCTTGAGGCCACCCTCGGCAACAGCTTCGAAAGCGCCTTCTTTCAGCGCTTCCACGTAGTACGTGATCGAAGTTGCGGTCAGAGTGCCAGTGCCAAGCCATGAGGCGATGGTTGGACGCTCACGGAAACCCTGAACGACAGTCTGGTCGATCTGTGGGTGCAGAGCGCCACCGTCGGCAAGAGCGTGCGAATCGCCGGCAGCCTTGAACTCCTGAGCGCCCAGCGAGAAGCGCTGAGACGAACCCTTGAAGTTCGCCAATTCCTGACCGAATGCCTTTACGGCATGGTCACCAATGGTCTTAGCCTGCACAGTTTCTTCCTTCTTCTTCTCGGGCATCTTTACAGCGCCCATAGCGTCAAGCTTTGCCTGCGCCTCGTTGGCCTTTAGGATCTGCTCATCGAAGGACTTAACCTCGGTGATCAGGCCGTCAATTTCTTCGACCTGCTCCGGGGTGAGATCCACACCAGCAGACTTAGCGGTTTCAGCGATGCCACGTGCCTTCACGGCTGCGGCCTCGCGCTTTTCCAAGAGAGTAGCCATGATGGCTCCTTTCGGTTATGCCCTAAATGGTTAGGGCGTTTATGAGTGCGAGTGCTGCATCCGGGTTTTTACGCGCCTTGACTTCTAAGTGGTCCTCAGCCTTGGCGGTTTCCCGCTCCTCAGCCTTGCCACTCTTCGGCTCCTCGCCGCTAACATCCGAATTGTCAGACTCAATCGAAGACAAGATTTCCCCCAGCGCCTCATGCGCTGCTTTGATCTTGGATTCGTTTTTGGCCGAAATAGTTCGACCAGCCTTGCTACCAGTTTTGACAGCAAGAAGTTCTGTTTCCTGATTGGCCCCTACTGGAACAATCGACACCTCATGGAGTTTCAGCTCTTGCAACTCCATGTGGCCGCCCTCCCAAGGACCGCCACCAACTTCGGCTTGTTTCACCACGTCGTACATAAACGACATTTGAGAAACGCGACCCTCTTTGATCAGCCGGTGCACCTGAGCGCCCTTTGCCGAATCAAGATCAAGCTGACCTTTAACGCGCAAACCGTGGTCATCCTCAAGGATTTCCACGGTCTTACCAATGTTCATGTCAGGATCATCGGTTCGATGCTGCCAGTAGATCGGGAACTGCCGGCCAGCGATAGTTGAAGTGAAAGCACCCTTGGCAACCACATCGCCATAAGAATCCTTATTGCCGAACACTGACGCGTAACCTATAAACTGCCCATCAGACAGGCCATCGCCCTCAGACTTAATCTCAGCTACGGTCGCTTTAAGTTTTGCCAATTTGGCACCTCCAAAATAAGCATGTTGAAAACGTGCCCAGGATTATCGAGGTCAGCATCGAGCCGGGACTTAGTATGGTCGTTCAAAAGGGTTGCGATTGATCCTGCATCAGGAACGCCGGCTACCGACAAATCAGCTTCAAGCTCACGCTTCCACCGGCCACCATCCCAACCCTTCGCAGAAATTACCGACTGCTGACGAACTAGGCATTTACGCCATAACTCCGCAACAGCTTTCTCGGCTTCCTCCACCGTTTCCACAGCTTCGGTAGATCCAGAGTCAGGAGTTCCAAGGTTCAGCGGAACAATCAGAGCATCCCCGCCATCAATCTTTGGGAGGTTCTGCAAGCGCCGCGCCTCATTACGAGTCATCCAAGGTCCACCGACTGACGAAGAGATAACCGCTGCCTGCTCTTCGAACGAGCCACGCAACTTCGCCTCAACGTTGAACTCCAAGAACACGCCAGCAGGAGCCCCGACGAGTGGTAGCAAGAAAGCGTTCAACCGGGACTCGATCATTGCGATGATCGGCCCCAGCGTGTCGCCGTAAAGACCGCGCCGAAACTCGCGAACATTCGAATAGTTCGCGTTATCCAACAAGCCGATCATCGTCGGGTTCACGTGATAAACCTGCGCAACAGTAGCCAACGAAAGCTTCGTCGAATCCGCCCACTGCTCATCAGCAGACGAGAAGCCGATACGCTTCACATCCATGCCATCCTCAAGCAACGGCATTCCGCCAGCGCGAGAACCCCTATCGCCCGTGAAAGCTTCAAGCATTTCTGTGAATCGCTTGCGAGCCGAACCATCCCACGACGGGGCATCCTTCGGACGAGTCACAAACGAACCAATGCGACCATTCTTCTTCCACAACTGCTTGCGGTGCACACGCGCATGATGCTGCTCTTCAAGCGTGAGACGCAGCGTCTCAACAGGCGAAGTAGAACATGTAGGATCGCCGGGGGGTCCAGCCTTCGAACTCGATCACTTCGTCAGCAGTGAAACTCAGTTTCTTCGCCATCGTTACCGGGTAACGCAACAACGAACTCATTCGAACCGTAGAACGAAGTAGCCTTCGAATGAACCCAACCAGCAGGCAGGTTATAAACCGAGAAGCCCTCCGGGCGGTTCATGTCCGGCGCACACCACAAGTAAGCTCGATCATAAAGAGCAATGTCGCCAACCAGCGCAAGAATCAAGTCGTAGCGGGTTTGTCGAGCATTCGGCTTCGAAATAATACTCGAAACACTATCCCCACGCACACGCTCATTCGAATCACCATTAGCCATAAACGTATGAAGACCAAGCTGGGCAATGTTGCGCGCAAGGAAATTAACCACAGTCCGCAAATGAGGCTGATTAGTCCACAGTTCTTCAATTGACTTATTGTCCAGAGACGACTCAGAAGACTCATTCATCGACCAATGCACCTGAGTCTGACCATCGAAACGCTCCGTAGTCATTCGCCCAGAAGATCCGCCACGAATCAGCCTGGTAAACGCATCCAATACACTCACACGCTCACCACCATTTGTCGTAATCTTGCCCATACGCCGTAGAGGCAACAGGAGTCTTATCAAGCATTTCTAAACCCCACAGGGCTTCCGTCGCAGCACAAAGAGGCGCAACATCGACAGGCGACTTAGCACGATTCCAAGCCCAAGTCTCACCTAAGCTCTTCTTTACTGCTTCACCCATCGCCAGCAGCAATGCCGGCTGATTAGTGAAGCGGACTGTTCCGTTCATAACCCGGTCATAAAACTGTGAACAAGAGTTCGTCAGGTCAGTACCCTGACAGGCGCGAACCTCAGTGCCTTCTTGTTCGATGTACTCGATCAAAGATGAAGCAGGAGCGCCACGGCCCTGAACCACAACCGAATCAGGCGTGAACTCAAGCCCACCCGCAAGCGTCTTAGCAACCCACTCAGTGCCAGCACGCTGAGCAATGATCTGCACCAGCGGAACACCAGCAGGCGTATAACCGGCCACCGCAAAGTAAGTCATCGAACGGTCATGTGAAGTGTCAACAGCAAGAACCAAAGGAGACTCAGGATCAAAGTCAGCAGAATCGTCAACGCACGCAGCAATAGCCTCCGCAGAGAACGGGCCATCAGAAGAAGCTACAACCCACTGGCAAAGATTCTCAGTGCGGAACACGTGCTCCGGCACCCCGTCATCGCCACCAGCACCAACGAGAGCGACCTTAGAGGCCATCATCTCCTCGGTAACGTATGCAATTCCCGTTCTCGTCCTCATAGCCCATAGACGGGTTAGCCCAAGCCCAGCCGTCACGGTCGTGAATATCGCAATCATCAGGTGCGGACCACTCGAACAAGCCCATTGTGGTGTCGTGAGAGTTTGCGAAATCCTCAACGGATTTCACGCCAGACTCAACATACTTTTCCCAGTCAGCAATGCGATCCAAGCCCTGCTTGCGCAAGCCACGCAAAACAGCAGACTTCGCAGTGCCAGCATTAGACACTGCTATGGTCTGCGGTGAGAAGCGAGCATTCGTAGTGTTGGTCAACGCCGACCAGGACTCCCAATCGCGCTGCTGGCGAAGCTCATCAAAAGCAAGATCAGTAACCGACAACCCACGGCCACCATCGTCCGAAGCCGCCTCGCACTTATAGCGGGCACCATTCGTCAGCTCCAAGAACTTATTGCCGTTCACATTGGACTTGCGCTCAATGTACCGGCGTGCACCCGAACGCTGCATCGCCTTTACCGTCAAATCCAAGATCTCCTCAGCCGCACCCAACTTGTGAGCAGCGCCAAGGATCAGCGCCGGCTCATCTTCCGGGCCCTCCCACATCAGCATCCGCCACAGAAGGCGAGTAGACATGATGAACGACTTCCCGTTCTGGCGAGCGACCAACAGAAGAACAGTCTTGAACCGCAACTTCGGGAACGTGTCACTCGAAAATGAACCCAACGCCAACTCAAGCGAATGAATCAAAAACCACTCTTGCCAAGGATGCAAATGGCGGCCAGCAATCTTAGCGGCCTCAATAGCCTCGAAACCAAGTGAAGTCTCAGGAGTAAGCTCACGTAACGGCTTAGTCCACAAACGCGGAACAGTACTACCCAGCCGCCCGCTTCTTGGCTTCACGCTTGCGCTTGAGTTCATCAACAGGGTCAACCTCCACAGCCTTATCGCCGGTCAGCGCCCGACGCGAGCCAGGAGTCAAGCCCAGCGCCTCGCAATAACGCAAGAACGTAGGCAAGGAAGTGTTGTCATTAGCCGGAACCTTAGGTCGAGACTCAGTTTCAGAAGCATCCTCAAGAGCCCAATCAACGATCTGATCCCACGCATCAATCTTTCGAGCCAACGCCAACCCAGCAGAAACAGCCGCAGCATCCGCGCCCTCAGAATCAATATGCTTCGCAGCGGCAACCGCAGCAAGGAAACTCTCGGAAACATTCACAAGAACCTCCTGCTACATTGTTTGGTACAATCACGCACGCGACCCCGGATCAAAATGGCGGGGGGAGAGAACAGGGGCACCCGGGATCTGTCCGTCGGAAATACTTGGTAGTGGCGTTTGGGCCCCTACCCTTTGAGCCAGTTGCGTTTGAGTGTTCCGAGTCCGCCGACCTGCATTTTGTTTGACCGTTTGTTGTTGCATCGGCGGTGACTTGCTCGGAAGTTTGCGGGGTCTTCGGCGTGTTCGGGGTGCGTGGAGCGCGGGTATAGGTGGTCTAGTTCGAAGGCTTCGTCGTCTGGCCATGGGATGGTGTAGTCGATGGGCATGGAGCATAGCCAGCATTGCGCTTGCTTGTCGCTGCATGCGTCAAGGAAGGCTTTGCGTAGTTGGCGGTATCGTCTGCTTGTTTGTCCGTCGCCTGCCATACGCTCACCACCACCTCTTGTTGTCACCCACGCTGGTTGTCCGGTGCCAGCGTGGGCAACGTTGCGCCGGTCTAGTAGCCGTCGCGCTACCCTTTGCAGGTTGTGACGGTAACTCGCCTGACTCGCATCTATGGTTGGCTCAGGGTTACCGTCAGGAATGATCGGGCAGGTGTCGCTCGATTACCTTGAAGATCAAGCGCTAGTCGCTTGGCCGGTAATGTCGTGGCGATCCTTCACTCATTGGAGTGTTGACCCGTCGTGCGCTACCCGGTCACGAACCGGCGAGGACATACCTAGTAGCGCTTGCCCACGCACAGTTTGGGGTCTGTGGTCTGAGCAATTGGCGGTGTTGTTCTGGCAGAAACCGCAGTCTGCCCTCATGCCGTTTGGGCATAAAAAATGAGCCCCAACCTTTTGGTTGAAGCTTCTCGCTTTGGATACACGTATCCGCAGTTGACTCAAGATTAACAGTCATCTGGCGCTAGTGCAACCAGCAACCATCCCATTTCCTTTTGTCCTTTCCATGTGGCGGTGCATCCTTTGCATTCGACTGACCATTCGCTTGGTGGGAGCAGTGTGTCATTGTCTAGCCAACAGTCTGCGTAGAGGCATGTTTCGCGCTCTGTGCCGAATACTTTTTGTTGGCATGATGGGCAGGTTATGCCATCTAGCCGGCGTAGTTTCTTTGGCCTGAGCATGGTTTCGATTTCTTGTTTCGCCCATTCGAGCTTTTCGGTGAACCATAGTTCCCAGTCTGCTTCGTGAGGGTTCTTGCCGATCAGTTCAACGCATGTCTCAAGTGTTGGCGGGCTTTGTCCGAAGCGGTCGGAGTATCCGGGCTTGATGGTCTCGTCAATCTTTTTCAGTAGCTCTAGTGCTGTGGCGTTTACTAGGATGCGTTGCTTGCTGGTAGATCCTCCTGCGCCTGTGTCTGATGATCCACTAACTGCATCCCGCAGTTCAGACAGTAGCGACGGAACTTTACCGATGCGCCCACCGATTGACTTGAGGTGCGGTTCGGTTAGCTCTTGCGCGAGTGAACGTAGGGTCACGGCTTCTCCTTCAACGCTCGTTCAAAGGCTTCGAGTTCTAGCTCTGTCCTTCGCTTGACTTCTCGCTTCTGTTGCTCAATTTCTCGGCGCACCTGTTCGAGCATTTCTTCTTCCTCAACACTCTTGTCATAGGTGTTGGATGCTCTGATGTAGGCAGCTCCCACAGGCCAGATAAGACCTAGAAGCACGCTGGTTGCGAGTACGAATGATCGATCCCTGTAGGCTTGTCGCTCATCCATTGCCGCGAGTCGCACCACGGCTAGCTTTGGCGTGACCATTAGCCATCCGATGCCGAGATAGCCGATGATGCTTACCCAAACGATTAGCGCGGTCATCACTTCCCCTCCTGGATGGTGATTGGGGTGTTGGGGTTGACGAGGATTTGTTCGAAGTCGGCGAAGAGTATGGCAACTTGTTCCCCGTCGTGCTCTACGTTGATGACCTTGGATTCCTGACCGTTGAAGATCAGCGTCTTCCCAACGTGCAGTCCTGAGAGTTCTTTGGCGGTGATGTTCACTTGGTTCCTCCTAGTGCCTTTGGCGGGTAGTCGCCTAGTAGCTTGTGTTCCCATGGGCGTTTAGGGTCGAGCCCTTGTGCGCGCTTCAGGTGGTCGATAGTTTCTGGTTGGCTCATCGTGTATTCGGCCAGTTCGAGGATTCGTTTTTCGCTGAGTTCGCTTACGTACATTGCCCGCCAGACGAGTTTTTGCGAGCCGATGATTTTCTTTTTGCGCAGTTGCAGTTCGTACCAGCGAATTGATGAGTTGTATCGGACGCTCCAAAACAGTCCTTCTGGGAGTTCGGGAAGCCCGGCTTTTGGGTCGATGTTCATGGTTTCTTCCTTGTTTTCGTGGTTACAACGTTTTAGTTGTGTGCGTGTGGGAGTGTTCTGCTTGGCTGGTTGCGCCTTCTGGTTGCGGCTCGTTGTATTCGCCGCTACCAGTCCAGAACCTTGTGATGAGCACGATCCCGCAGACTATGTTCACTAGCAGGTTGAGCGCTACGAGGGCGATTAGTAGGGTCATTTTGCGTCTACCTCTCGGATGATGTGGTGGTACATGGCCTTGACGTGGCGTGCGTCTTGGAGGGCATCGTGAGCGCCTTTCTCCTGCGTTGGTAGTCGGGTGATGCCTGTCCATGCTGATAGCGCTCGCACGTCGTTGGTGTACTGCGGGATGGGTGCTGGTACGTCGATCATTCGCCCCCAGAGTTGCGACAGCACGAGGTGGTCATAGGATGCGAACCATGCCCATAGGTCCGGTGGAGTACCGCTAGCCGTAAGGAATGCGTACACCTCGTCACGAATCTGCGTCTTGGGCTTCCAGAACTGTTCGTCTGGTAGTTGCTTGATGACGTTTTCGCGCAACCAAGGCTGAGTGTCGTTGATCCATTCGAAGGGTGCTTCTGCGTTGACGCTGTAGTGCATGCGGCCGTCTTCGGCAACGATGCCGATGCTGATCAGTTCGACCGAGTGCCCGTCGTCGTAGAACTCGGTGTCATAGAAATACTTCATCTCGCTGGTATCCCGTCTTTGATTTGGTTGGTGTCGCGGTCGTAGTAGGTGTTTGCTAGCACCCTTTCCGCGTGCTGGCAGTCGTCTAGTACGTCGCGGACTCGCACGCATTCGGCGTATGCGAGTTCGGGGTTGTCAGGATTCCCGGCCTGCATGATGAGCATCTGTCCGAGCATGAGCGCATACGTTCCAAGCGGTGACTCTTCAATGCGGTAGGTCATTTCCGTTCTCTCCTTTTGCGTCGTTGCAGTCGTGCGGTGTGGGCGGTTTGGGCGTAGTAGGCGTCAGGACTGGCACCCATTCCGGCTCGCTCCCAGTTGGCATGCAGTCGGCCTTCCATGCGGATCGACCTCTCAATCGCTACCCGGTACGTGCGGCGGGTGAAGGTCATTTGGTGGGCTCGGTTTTCCAGCTGACATGAACACGTGTATGCCCGGCGTCCTTCCCTACTGCGAACCTTCCATCTACGCGAATGGTGGCGTTTTCAGGTGCGCCCTGATCTTCGAGAAGTTGGATCATCGCCTTGAGATCCTTAATGCTTGCCTTGTCACGATGCAGGGTTAGCATGTGGTCTACTGCTAATCGCTTTTTATCTAGGGTTAGTTGCTCTTGGCGTTCACTGGTGATAATCAGCGCTTCGCCGAGGTCTTGAATGTTTTCCATAGTGTTGCCTTTCGTTGCATAAAAAGAGCGCCACGATTGAGGCGCTCAGGTGGTGCGGTTACTTGTTGTCGTGTGCTTTGGCTAGATGGTCACTCGGTTGACTCGACACTGGATCAGTGGAATGTAGTCGGTTTCGCGTTCGATGCCGATTACGTTGTATCCCTCGATTAGTGCGGCTTCGATGGTGGTTCCTGATCCTGCGAATGGGTCGAGTATGGTTCCGCCTGCGGGGGTTACCAGCTTGGCCAGATACCGCATGAGGGCTAGTGGCTTCACGGTTGGATGGGCCACGCCGTCCACGTTCGGACGCTCCGACTTCGGCGCCTTTGCCACGTAGAAGAATCGGCTGGCCCCGCCGGAGTCTGTCCGGTGAGCTTCTAGCCCCTCCTGTCCCTTGAACTTCCCATGCGATGTCCTAGACTTGTCGGCTCCTCTGGATTTGGAGAACGCCCCCGCGCTAAGGGTCCCACTCTGCTCGTCCAGCAGTTCGGCGGTGTGCTCGTCGAGGATGACGTTCGCAGGCCAGCGACCAGCGGTGCTCGCGGCGGTCGTTTCGCGGTGCCTTTCGACGGTCTCACCCATGATCCCGGCACGCTTTCCGTGGGGGCCGGTTGACGGCTTCCCGGCCGGCTCGTCGTGAGCCACCCGGCAAGCGTCCACGTTGATTGCTCCGGTTCCATGCTCTAGTACGTTGCCCGCCACGGTCCCCGTGAACGGCTTCCGAGCCATGACCGCCGGTTCATAGGCGGGCTTCAGCGCGGTTCCCCAGCCCTCCCACTGCTGGGCTTCGGAGGTGCTCTCGCCCTCGCGGGTGAGTTTGTTCTTGGTTACGTTGTAACCACCTCGCCCGTCATCGCGCATGAAGCCGACGCCGGAGGCGGGGCTGGCGGAGAACTTGACTCCGGCCATCTTGTCAATCGCCTTGGAAATATCATGCGACTTCGGGAATCCGGAGCCGTAGAGCCAGAGCACGCCGTCGCGGATTTCGAACCCTGCATCCTCGATAGCAACAGCGAGCCGATGCCATGTTCGGGTTCCGCCAAATGCGAGGATGTGTCCACCGGGTTTTAGGACTCGAAAGCATTCCCGCGCCCATTCCTCGCCAGGTGGCAGCGCGTCCCACTTCTTTCCCATGAAGCCCAGCCCGTATGGCGGGTCGGTCACGATCGAGTCCACGCTGCCTTCTGGCATGGTTCGCATGGTTTCGATGCAATCCCCGTGATGCAGCGTCACGTAATCATCTTGGTAGTACGGTTTCATTGTTATTTCGCCTCGCGTGCTTTGGCGAGTCGTTCGGCGGCTGCTTGGCGTTGTTCGTCGCTCATGTTGACTTGGCGTTTGAATCCGGTGAGCGGGTCGAAGTTTTTTTCGTGGACCCGGTATTGCGCCCATTCGTTTTCGTTGGTGATGAGTTCGGCGCGTCCGGCTTCTACTTCGCGATTCAACCGGCTGATGTGTTTCTGCCGGTTTGATCCGATGTAGTAGCACCGGTCTGCTTGGATTCCGGTGACGGTGGTTTCTGATTCTTCGAAGCTGGCCATTTCGTTGGCTCCTTTGGTGTTTGGTGACTGTCATGGTCACGAGAGTTTGGGTAAGTGGTGTTTTGCGAGTACTTGGCTGCGCGTCGCTCTACGGGGCGCAGGAGGCTAACCAGCGGGTGCTAGCCGTTCGAACGTGAACACGATTGCAGGATCACCCTTACCGCCGTACCTGTGATCCGGTCCGTGAACATGATCGAAACTGTCATCAACCAGCAAACCGGCCTCCACGAAACCATCGACCACACTTTTGGTCGTATCAGCAAGGTTGTTCGGGTCAAAACGTCCCCGGCGTGGTTTCCAAATGTGCGCCACAATCCTGACCGGCGTTGGCATAGCGCTCATGCCGCGAGCTGCCACGAAGCCAGCCAGCCGCCACTGCTTCACCAGGTTCGCCTTCGCCATATGGTGGTAACGCTTATTCGAATTAATGAAGTCACACGGCGCAGGAATGCGGATCTCGATCATGTTTCTCCTTGCAGTGTTTGGTTATTCCGTCGAGTTGCCGGCGGACTAGCTCTCGTTGCTCCCTGCGGTGGGCAGTGAGACTGTCCTGGCACTTGTTGCATAGTCCGTCGCGGGTTAGGCACTTCCAGCACTTGCCACGCCACGGATCGTTACGCCGCACAAGCCACCCGTCGTAGAGTGGGCGGCAAGTTTCGCAGAGATTCAAAACAATCTCCCTAGTTCTTCCGCGGCTGGCTCTACGTCGGCCCAGTCTGATTCGGTCCATGAGTAATGCGATTCGTCGTTTGGTCGGTCTGGGTTTGCGAGCCAGTAGCGCGTTATTCCTTGCTGCCCGCCATAGTTTTCGGTTACGCCGCGAACGAGCATGATCTTCGCCGGCTTGTAGATCCGGCTTTTCGGTTGCGCGTCCATCGGCTGGTAGATCGTATGGCGCACAAGATCACCAACTGCCGGCAGATACGTCATTGCTCGCCGCCAACAGAAAAGCCACCGTCTTGGACAGTGGCTTGGTAGTTTCGGCATGTGGCTTCGAGTTCGATCAGGTACTCGGCCATCACTTCTCCGAGTCGCATGGGCTCGGCTAACTTTTCTCTCATTGGTTCAACCCCGGATCATGTGCGTTCGAATAATGGCCTTGGAATATGAGCTGCAGCGAGCCGGTTCGTCCTCGTCGGTTCTTGGCTACAGCGATTTTCATGTCTACGCTGGCTTCTCCGTACGGTTCGCGGTGCAGAAGAAGCACAACGTCCGCGTCTTGCTCGATTGAGCCTGATTCGCGCAGGTCTGACATTTGCGGGAGCGCGTCGGTTCGGTTGGTACTGTTTCGATTGAGCTGCGACAGGACAACCACCGGGACCGAGTACTCCATTGCGAGGATCTTTAGCTCACGCGACATGTCCGAAACGAACTCATGGCGCGGTCGGCGATCATTGTTCGGCTGCGACATGAGCTGCAGGTAATCAACGACAATGCCGGCTAACGGCTTGCGTCGGTGCGTGGATCTGATGAACCGCTTGATCTCAGTGATGGTTGACGCGGGTCGATCAAGCACTGCGAGCGGTCGAGTGGTTTGCGCTTGAGTCCATGACGCGATCTTTTGCCAGTCGGCAGGCTGCAGGCTTCGTTCCATGAAACGGTTCATCGGTATTTTGAGTTCGTTCGCCATGATGCGCAGGTTCAAATCGTTGCGACTCATCTCCAAGCTGATAAACGCCACAGATCCTTGAGTGAGCATCGCTTGAGCAAGCTGCACGGCTATTACTGACTTGCCCACTGCAGGCCTAGCTCCTACGACGTACACGGCTCCCGGCTGCAGTCCGTTGATGAGGTCGTTCAGTTGCGGCCATGCGGTCGGTATGGCGCGCACTTCTGATTCGAGCAGGTCAATGGTTTCTTCAAGCGTCTCAGCAAGGAAAGTGACTGGCGCTGAGGCTTCTTTCGCTGCAGCATCATCGAGTGTTTTGCGCGCTTCCTCCACGACTTCCGGTGAGCCGCCATTACTTTCGGCTAGTTCGTGAATTTTCCTTCCTGCCTGCATTAGCCGGCGTGCGATGGCTGCTTGGGTGACGATGTTCGCGTAGTGTCCGACGTTCGCTGCAGTGGGCGTAGTCTCCATCGCTTTCGGCAACAGTGCAGGATCAACCCGTTCGCCTGCAGCTTTCAAGTACCCGCCAACGGTCACCATGTCCACAGGTTGCCCGGCAGTTTTCATTGCGGCCATTGCGCGGTGAATCTTCTCGTGGAGCGGTTGCACGTAGTCTGCAGGATCAAACTCAAGATCATCGAGCACTGATCCGCGTGAGAGTAGAACGGCTCCGAGGATGGATAGTTCAGCGTTGTCGAGGTCGGACACTAGGGGCTCCTTTCGGGTATAAGAAAACCGCTAGGGGCTATCCCCATGCGGTTGCTTGTTTCGGTTGTGCTTTGGTGAGCCACATTGTGAAGGCTGCATTCCAGTTGGCTGCTCGTCGGTCGTGCGCTTCGGCATGGAGTTTGAACGCTTCGGCTACTTCGGTGACGTTCAAGTTTTTCTCTCTTGCGCGCCGCTCGTGTTCTGCAGTTGGTGACCAGTTTGCTGGTATTGCTATCGATGGTTTTTTCCTTGTCTTCTTTTCCTCCTCTGCAGGTGACTCAGAATCGAAGCCGACAAAAGAAGTATTAGTAGTAGTAGCTGTAGTAGTAGAAGTAGGCAAGGCTACGGCTTGGTCGCCGCTTTGGGTTGCTGGCGACCCCGTAGGCAGGGGTAAAGCTTGGGCGCCGCTTAGGGTAAATGCGTTTATGTCCTGCCCTTCGTTCTTCAAAATGGAAACGACCTTCGGTGACTTCCAGGCCGCCCACTCAGGATGTTCCACAACTAGCCTGTGCAACTCGTAGGCGATAATGTCTTGGATTTTCTTGGACGATATCGTGGCGTAGGCGTTTGCCATCGAAACGGAAAGCTTCGGCTGCTTGAGGATGCCGTCATGGCGAAGGTAGGACCGTATAACTACTTCTTCGGACTCTTCGTCAACGAAGATAAATCGTGCCTTTTGTAATACTTCTGCGTCGCGGCTAATGCTTTCCCTCGTGGTGTCCGGCGAGAACATGGACAGTCGCGCCGGCCGCCAGTCCACAACTCCCGCGTAAGTGATCGACGGGTGAGATAGCAGGAGCAGGTATAGGTATTTTGCGGACTGTGGCAGTTCCCTCCAATCTCGATCTCCCCACAGGCTAGTTCCAATATTCGCTTGCTCTCGTGCCACTTTTACCAGCTCAACTTTCCATAGTGATTTGTCGTAGTTTTCAGAGCCCCTGCCAGCGGTCCGACAAATTCGAGCAGTCGAGGATCTGATATTCCGTTGTGCGAGGGCGACTCTTGCGTGATCGCCCTCTGCTCTAAGATGTGCGCCGTTCGGCGGTCTTCATAGAGTTCGAATACAACCGTGCGTGTTATCGAAACCCAGCGCCTGCCCACGGTGCTTTTATAGTGTTGCCTCATGCGCAATTTGGGGTCTACGGTGATTCCGATATAGAGCAGATCGCCGCCATCCGTGTAGGCCCTGTAGAGCCATGCCGGTCGGTCGTCAAGTTTTGGTTGGCAGGTGCACTTGCAGGTGCATCCCGTTGTTCCAAGTGCCAAGGTTTTTACCTCCTTATTAGTTGCTGGATGTGCCCGGTGATGACTTGCTCTTGGTTGTCTAGGTGGTCTTCTAGGACGGCTTTGTACCCTTCGTCTTCTGGGCGGTAGTCGTCTTGGGTTTCGTCGTCCCAGAGTGACCTTGTGTGGGTTTGTGCCCGCCAGTTGATGAGTCCGAGGATGTTCATGCATGACACGTCTGATGGGCGTTGCTTGGCGAGGTTCCAAACACGGGCTTGCAGGTTGAGGAACTCGGGCTTGAAGTCGTCATTACCGTGCTCGCGGAAGTAATCAGTGAATAGGTTTTCAATGAAAGTCACGCGGTCCTTGTAGGACAGTTCGCGACTCGTTGGCATGGTCATTTGAGCTCACCTGCCAATGCGATGTAGCCGGCTACGTCCACGAGAGAGTCTTCGTGTCCGGGGGTGTTTGCTAGTCGGCTCATTTTCAACTGCACGAGCGCGTAGGCTACGTCTTCGGCGGTGAGTGGTTCGGATAGTTTCTTGCCGAGTTGCGCGTTCCAGAGTGCTGCGATGCGTCCGAAGTTTTCTTTGGGGTGTCCGTAAGCGTCTGCCCGGTCGCCGTTGATCAGACTCTCGGCGGTGGATAGGATACGGGCACGCTCATTCTCGGCTTCCACTTCGGTGTGAACCTCAGTGTCAGGGGCAGGGGTTGGTGCGTGGCAAAGGTCGACTGGTTGATACCATCCGGAATTACCATTGCTAAAATCGACGCGGTACGGAAAGGCCTTACCTTCTATGAGGCCAATTGTTCCGATAAGTTCGCCGTGAATAATTTTTACTCGGCTGCCCAATTCAAACGGTTTATCAAATTTCATTACCACTGGTACTTCTCCTAGTCCTAGAATTTCTGAGTTTTTGAACATGCGTGCCCCGGCTTTGAATGTGAAGTCGCCTTGCCGGTTTGGGATGCCACTGTCAGTAATTTTCACGGTGATTTCCGTGCCGTCATGGTCGTGGATGCGCACATAATCGCCGGTCTGGTATTGCTGACTCATTTCTTTCTCGCTTTCATGACGTTGCCTACCGCTTGATTCGCGGTGTGGTCGGCGTGGGTTAGCCGTATCGGTGTTCGGATTGCGTTTAGGTGCTTCACGAGATGGCATACGCAACGCTTGTTCCGGCACATAAAGTAAGGCGCTGCACCCGCGCAACATTTGTCGCACTCCGGCTTATCGAGGGTCACTGGTTAGCCTCGGCTTTTTTGCGTGCCCGGTATGCACGGTTTTCTTCATTGACCGCATCGGCGCATGGGTCGCAAACGGGCTCACCGTATTTCTTGTGCTGCCGATAACCAGTCATCGATCCGTGCTCACGATCAGCCACCACCGTGACTCGCCTACGCCTCGGCACTGGAGGTTCTAGGCTGACAACCGGCTTGCCACGGTTCATCCAGTCCTTGCACACTCGGCAGTCTTCGCCGTCTGCTATGTGCTCCTTGATGCCCCTATCGGTCGCGCAGTACATGTACCCGCTCATTTGTAAGTCCTTTTGGTTATGGTTTCGGGGCTGGCATCGTGTGGACGCCAGCCCCGAAAAGTGGGATGAAAAAAGCCAGCGCGTCATGCACTGGCTGGGAGAGTTACTTCTTCAAAACTCTCGGAATGACTCCCGGATTTCCGAAGATGCATCGTGCCGCGTATACGGCTAGGACGAGCTGCCAGTAAGTTAGCCCAAGCTCTGGGAACCATGCGGCGGCGAACCACCAGATAATGAGGGTTCGGAATGCTAGCAGGAAGAGCATCATGAACACTTTCCCGAACCATCCCGCACTATCTAGCGCTGGTGAGACGATCTCTGCTTTGATGTACGACTCTGACATTTGATTACCCTTTCTAGGCATAAAGAAAGCACCAGTTATAAGAAACTGATGCTTGGAGATAAGTTGGGGATAACTACTCGCCTAAGAGGTCGCGACGACGCTTCCCCGGCTTGTTCGTTGGGGTGATGATCGTCAGCACCCATAGCCCTAAGTAAAAGTGAGTTCTACGTTCGGACCATTCGCCCCAGTGGGACCATGAAGCTCCGAAAAGTATGTTGTCGATGCCTCGCTTGCCCCACTCGGTTCTTCCGGCGTTCCAATTGATTTCGACCTTCATGCGGGGATTATCTGCGGGATTCATAACTTCTCCTTAGAAGGCTGGTTTGTCGTTCGGCTCGCCCCAGCCACCTTGCGGGTTAGCGTTCGACTGCCACGGATCGTTACCCTGATTCGGCGCGTTCCAACCCTGCGACGGCTGCGGGTTCTGCTGTGGTGCGGACTGCTGTGGTGGCTGGGACTGAGTGCCACCTCCACCATTGCCACCGGAACGATTCGTGCGCGTCACCTTGGCAGAAGCGAACCGGAGAGAAGGGCCGATCTCGTCAACCTCCAACTCCATGACAGTTCGATCCTCACCCTCCTTGGTGGTGTACTTGCGCTGATGCAACCGACCCTGAGCAATAACCCGCATCCCCTTAGTCAGCGTCTCCGCAGCGTTCTCCGAAGTTTCGCGCCACACTGAACACCGGAGAAATAGCGCTTCCCCGTCTTTCCATTCGTTGCTCTGCCGGTCAAACGTGCGCGGGGTGGAAGCGATGGTGAAGTTTGCGACCGCTGATCCGCTTGGCGTGAACCTGAGCTCTGGATCTGCCGTCAAATTCCCGATTACCGTAATTACTGTTTCGCCTGCCATTTACTTGCTTTCCTTTCGGTGGTCGCCGTATATTGCGGCGATTGAGTCACTGAGAACCTTGGCTAGGTGCGCTGATTTCACTTCAATCTCCTCGGGCATACCGTTATTCGGGCCTCGCAACTCTGCCGTCTTCGTGTATTTCAAGCCCGGATCAAGCTCGATCTGAATGGTGATCTTGTCCGCCATGTTTATTTACCTTCTTCGTTTTCGTTTTCGCGTACTGCTGCGAGGATCTTTTGCGCGTCCTCAGCGCTGATTTTGTTCGGGTGATCCCACTGTTGGCCGATGACCTGACCGGCAGTGGCGAGCATTGCCTGTGGGTCGCCCGTATAACCGGCCTCGGTGAGCGCGTTACTGATCGCCTGCCACTGCGCACGCCACGGCTCAGTCACCGGCTCGGATAGCACGTCTACGTGGTGTGGGACTGTTTTCTTCTGCGAAACACGCTTAGGCACAGTGAAAGCCTTCTCAATATGCGAAAGGGCGATAATCTCCACACCACCCACAGCTTGACCCGCGTAAACAACCTCAGGATTATTGACCAGCTTCACTAGTCGACCAATCCAATCGTTAGTCTCCGTGCCCCATGCCTTAGCGATAATCCGGCGCATACCCAGCGACGGAATCCAAGGTCGACCATTCATCCCCACAAGGTCAATGATGACCGGTTTGGTGCCGTCTCCCTGGCGAACGTTTTCGATGGTGGCGACGATTGGTGCGCCACTCAAGTCCGCGGCATTCAGCCTGTCGGATTTTGCTAAGAGAGTCTTTGAAATATCCATTAGAACGTGAACTCCGTATCTGCGTAGTGGTCGATCCATACTGTTTCGGGTGCGCCTGCGATTGAGTGCAAGTACCAGCTGATGGCGTTTCCTGCGTGTGCCTCGAAAGCGCTAACTGCTTCGAGGATCACGCGGTGCCATTCGGGATCCGGGTAGACGCGTTTCACGAACAACGGCATGCCACCGCTGTAGCTCACGTAGTCGATCCATTTGCGCCCGGTGACCAGCAACCCCATTTGTAGTTGCGCGACGTTTCCGCTCGGGATTGTTCGAGTCAAGAATTGGCGTAGCTGAGTTTTCTGGTCGCGGGATTTGATTTCAATTAGGCCGTCATCGCCAACCAGTCCGTCGGGTGAATAACCTAATTTGAATCCGTGGTCATCGTTGACGATGAAGCCGACCTCAGTAACTGGCGCATGATTGTCTGCATACACGGCTCGTGCGTAAGGTTCGTCGTCCACGCCTCGCTGCATTGCCCGGTTCATCGGCATAAATTCCACGCGCCCGGTGATCCGCTCGGCTATGAGCGTGTTCATGAGCGTGTGTGCCATGTCGCCGTTGGACACTGTAAGGGTTTGAGTGTTCTTCGCACGAGCCAATTCGGACCGGGTTGGGTGCATCGTTTTGATGCGCTTCTGCTCCCCGGCCTTAGTCGCTTTGCCCCAGCATGGCGTATCGGCCTCGGCTTGGCACTCTGGGCACTCGTAAGCTACTGCTCCTAGCGTTTCCTTGGTGACCAGTGCGCCCACGGTAGACGCTGTAACAAGGCCGCAACGGGCTTGGAGCCACTCATCGGTGCCTTGCTCTAACTTGTCATAGATCGTTGTCGCCACAGTCGGCCTCCTCGGGCATAAGAAAAGCCGAATCGTCTGATTTGGCTTGGTCGGTGATCGGGGTGCAACAACCGCAGTTCTGGTCGCACGCTTGGCTATAGGGGTGCGTGCTCACAACCCGCATCCTTTGCTGGTGTCTTGGTGTGTGGCGAGTCGGTCTAACGCGAGCGCCATGAACGCGGCCTCGAACTGTTCACCGCACGCAACGCACTTGGTGGTTACAGTCGGCGCACCATGCATCGCCGCGTCGTGCTTCTCATTAGCGCCCATTGGGTTCGTCTCCTAGTAGTTGCTTGGCCTCGGTGTGCGGGCATTGCTCGCCGGGTTTCAGGTCGAGGTAGCCGTGTTCTTGGCATCCTCCGTGGTGGTCGAACCAACACGCGCCGGGGTCTGTCATGTCGCGCACAAGCTGACGCAACTGCGCCTCCCGTTCCCGCATGTGCTTTTCCAGCACCTCGGATAGGTGGGCGCGGTATTCGGCGTTAGGTCGCCACGTACTGTCACAAGCGCAAACCGTGTCATCAGGTGCATTCGCAAGCGGACGGTGGGCTGTCAGGATTTCTTGAATGGTCATGGCTTCACCTCCGGGCGGTACAGCACACGGGCGGGGAGGGTGATCTTTCCGGTCGTGTAAATGTGCTCCGCGTTGGCTATTGCCCACTCTGAGCCGACGATTGAGGACTTCTCCACCATTTGCAAGACGCATGGATCGCCGTCGAGAATCACCGAACCAGCCGGCAACTTGTCGAGTTCTTCCACGCTGTTCACTACCGGCTGGGCGACGGCGAGGTAAGCGGACACGGCGGCGCGAGCTACAGCTACGTGCATTTCCTCGGTAGGCAAATTGCCATAGACGGTGCCCATCGTCGCCTTAGCTGCCGTTTCGAGCGCGTCCGGGTTTAGCGGGGTGTTAGGCATTGTTTTCTCCTAGTCCGAGGCGGGCGCGAATGTCAGCCCAGACGGTTTCGTATTCGATCCCGCCACCGAACGTTTCGACGTACGCAATCAAGTTCGCTGTCCGTTGCTCGTAAGCGAGGGCGAGGGTGGCGTTTGCCCTCGTGCCTCCGGGGTTTCGCGGATCGTCCTGCGCAAATTCTTCATACGGGTTGCCGGGTAGGTTGCTCATTTGTTTTCCTCTCCCATCTCGATTGCTTCGGCGATCATTCTTAGGTCTTTTGCAATGTCAGCGTCATGTGGGTGCACGTCGCTTTGGGTGTCAATGTCGATTGCGAGGGTTCCCCAAACCCGGTCCACGCCGATAACAATGGTCGTGTTGCTGGCACGTAGGGTGGCTGCCACGACGCACGCACTCCCCGAGTCGTGGCGGTTTACGGTTACGCCAGCATGAGTTGCAGGTTGTGGTTTCATTTGTTTTCCTCTTTCGTAGTAGTGCGCGCCATGCGGTCGGCGTAGGCGATAGCTTCGGCCCACGTGTCGAATTCTTCTGCCGGGTGAGCCCCATGCCAGACGTGGGAATAATGCTTACCCGCAGTGACCTCGTACCGGCCACTGCACGTCCTAACATCAATCCGCTCCGTCCGATCCACCCCGTCTGACCATGTGCCGTCGATAAGGCGATAAGGGCCAGTGCGTTCGTGGTCGTATTCGCAGGTCTGGCAGTCCTCCGGGCAGTCCGTGTGGTCGATGTGCACGCAGCGTACGCACGCGCTGCACGGCGGGCTTGCGTGGCACCGGCAGTCATGACACTCAGCCACGTTCCTCACCTGCCATCCCTGCGTCGGCCAGCTTGCGAGTTTCGCAGGGGTATGCGGTGTGGCAGTTAGCGCAGATCGTGTACTTGATCCAGTTGCGTGGTTCGGCATAGTCAACGTCGTAAGATTCGGGGCGCTCGCCACGCTTCGGCTTGTGCAGTTCTTGTATCTGCTCCAACGCGGTGCGCATGACCGGGATTATGGGTTTCATGACTGCTCACCGTCCAGTGCTTGTTTGATCATCTTGAGGTGGGTTGGGGTCAACTGGTTGACAATCGCCTCGGCCTGTTCGAGGCGGGTGATTAGGGCGAGGACGGTTGGCGGGTCGAACGTGGCGATGTGGATTGCGTCTGCCCAGTGCGGGATCTTCTCGTCATCCGCGAATTTGGTTGATGACTTCAAGGAACGCCACGCAACCTTATTGGCGATTGCAATATGGGATTCCCCGACAGATGGATTCCAGTGCACCCACTCGCCCGGTGTTGCTTCTTCTGCGATCTTGCGCAGGTTGGTTAGGTTTTTCACGCCGCGCTCCTTTCAATTAGTGCCCAGATCATGAATGCTACGAAACACAGTCCGGCGAGGATGAAGTCAAACTTTAGGTAGTCCATGCGCCGACCAAGCCGATCAGTGTTGAGCCGAACAAGAGGGTTACGAGGGCGATTGCTTCGATCCAGTAACCGGTGGGGAGGTTGTCAGCGTCAGAATGGCAAGTCATTGATTCCCGCCTTGATAGCAACAACCTCAGACTGTGTGCGGATCAGATCAGCTTTCGACTGCAACCGGTCAGCACGCACATTCATCGCCTGAATCTTCCGACGCGCATTAGCCTCAGCAACGGGCACGAACTCGCTGACTTCGGCCTCCATGATGGTCACCGTCGCGCCCCAACGCTCGGCACGCTTAGCACGCTCACGAGCTGCCGAACGAGACTTGAACATGCCACCCATGTTCGGCCAAACAAACTTGTAATCATCCTCGATAAGGTCAACAGCCCACTGAGTTCCACTGTTTGCGCGATCATCCAAGAAGAACGCCCAACCACTCGGCTTCCAGTCTGGATTCTGGATCAAGGTTTCCGCGTAATCCCACGTCGAGTAACCCCACTCTTCTGGCGAATCATCAATAGCACTAAGCTCCGGGAAATGCTTCCAAAAGTTGACTTTCGCTTCGGATGGAATGTCAGTGATAACAGCTTTGTAGAGACGCATTAGGAGGCCTTCTTGTCGTTGTAACGGGTTTCGAGGAACGGGATAGCCTTGTGCAACGAGCCATACTCATCAACAAACTTGGCCACGTGACGCTGAATCGCCTCAGCGCCAGGAATCGTAATCTTCAACGTGTGCATCAGCTCGCCACCGAACCGCGGCACATCAGCGTTTTGCACCCGGTCAAAATACGGCTTCTTATGCGAGAACTCTGAATACCGGTTGCGGTACTCTTTCTTCTGCTTCGAATCAGACCAGCGACTACGAGACTCGGAATAGATCCACTCGGTGAAGATCAAGCATTCGCGTAGGTCCTGCTCGCCTACTTTGAGGACGCTTGCCACAGATCGGAAGCTGAGCTTGTCATCGTCTGAGCAGTACGTGTCCCAGAAGTTCACCTTTGGCGCGTCGGCCTCAATCTTGGAACTCAGTGCCAGCTTCTCGCTTTCCGACTCAAGCACCATGCGTGCAAGGTCGGATCGGGTCAGCTCGGCGGGGCGAGGCGCGCTACTGAGTTGCTGAGCCATCTTGAAGAAAGCCTCGACAAGGTTCGCCTTGAACTCTGCAACCTGATCGGTATTGCGCATGAAGGTCATGAGCAAAGTTGACTGAGGCTCATTCAGTAGGGCGACGCGAACCTGCGAGTTGTTATAACCAGCTCGCGTTTCAAACGCGACCTGTCCGAAGCGCTCCAGCTTCGCCGTGTGCGTCGAGATGCTTTCGAGAACATTCTTATGTTGAACGCCAGCACCCTCGGCGATCTGCTCGGAACTTACAACAAGCCCGAATCCGTTGTGCTCGATGGTTGGTACAATAGGATTATTCATTTTGTTTCTCCTTGAAACGACGAAACCCGCTAGTGACTGCTAGCGGGTTTTACTTTTGGGGTTGGGTTCTTCTAGTCATCGTCTACCCCGTAAAGTTCGGCGTAGGCTTGCTGGGCTGGGGTTGGAAGTGCTTGGAGATAGGCTGATACGGCGATGCGAACAACAGCAGTGTGCATTTCCTCGTCCGGCAGGTCGCTGTAGACAGTAGACATGACAGCTTGGGATGCCAAAAGAAGCGCATCGGGGTTTAGTGCGGGTTGGTTAGGCATTGGGGATCTCCTCATATTTCCAGAGCACAGCGTCGGGGTGCTCATTGATCAGCTCGACAGGGGCGTTGGGCGTTGGCGTGATGGGGTATTTATCGAAGTCGTAATATGAGTCTTCAAGCCCAGAACCATTCACCCATTCACTCAGCCAGCAGTCATGACCGGTGGTTAGCTTGTGTTCCCCGCTATGGTCTCGGCAGCCGGCGGTGTCCCATTCTTCGGGTTCGCAGTTTGGACGTTTCCGGCAGTCTGCGTCAGGAGCTTCATGACATTCGATACTCAATCCGCTCACGCTGATCTTGTGCCCGCTCATTCCCCTGCTTCCTTGCTTAGTTCGCGTGCTTTGAGGGCAATCTCAACGAAAGCATTCTTATTCGAAGGGCATGTGCGGTAAACGCGTTCTAGCTCCGCCGCGTGTTCTTCCAACTCGGCCTGCTCCTTAGCTTTAGCGGTGATGCGTTCCTGCACATCGACGACTTCCTGAAGCTTGTGCATGGCATTGAACGCGAGGACTTCGGGCACGCTCATGTCATCGGACGTGTCGCCATACCCCGCCACTTCTAGCACCGCCAGAGCAATAGCGGGTGCGTCGAACGAATGGAGCGTAAGGCCGCTTCGTCCGGCATCCTTGTACTCGATGCCTAAAGTAAAGTGTTTGCCTAATTCCTTCACTTGCAATTGTCTGGTTTTATCAACGCTATTGAATGTGTTCATTTGCTTTCTCCTTGTTCGACTAGATCAATAAGCGCCACAACCACATTCGCGCTAACGACCTGCGCATAAGCGTTATAGCTTTCGACATATTCTCTGGCGGTGCAATTATCAGAGCTTGCAACAGCGAGGAACTTCTCAGCTGACTCTTTGATTGCGACCAAATCTAAGGGCTCTATTGTTTGCGTCATTACCTTTTCCTTCCTCTGGATATTTCTTCTTGTACTCATCCCTCAATGCCACATCGCGGTCTCGCCAATACCTGTAATCAGTAGCAAACGAACCAAGCCCTACACCCTTGGTAACTTTGTCCGCGACGATCACAGCAAGAAACATGTACTTAGTGGCAGCTTCTTCAATCTGAGCAACAAGTAACTTCCGATTAGCCTCAGTAACCCGATCAGCCAGATTCACGCTGCCATCAACCTTCTCTCTACTGACTTGTGGTGGCCACACTCGTTAGGGTTCATCACGTGAGCAACCGCCGTTTCGCCGGTAATGTCGCTGTATTCCTTGTCGTAAGCGTTCTTGATGAATTCGGCAGCTTCAACGGCCTTGTCTTTACGGTCATTGAAGGCGCGCTCAAGACGGCGTGCAGTCTTCTTCATCTCTGAGAACGTCGCTGTTACACCGTTGATGGCGTTATAGCGGGCAAGTTCAGTGAGGAAGTCGGGTGATGGGTTGTTTTTGGGCATGACAGATAGTCCTTTACTTTCCGCAAGAAACACGGAAGGGAGGGTGAAGGGGTAATGCGGGGGTGGTGTGATGCCTAGATTTAGGCGAAAGGGTCGATCATGCCGGTCTCTTCATTCACAACCGGCTTGGAGTTTTCTTGCTTGATGTAGGCGATGATCGCCTTGATATTGCTTTTGTCTAACATGATCTTGTTGCGACTGAGGCGGGTGCAGTGATTTGTTGAGATCCGGCAGTAGCGGCGAAGCTCGGTTGGTGTCATCCCAAGTTCCGGGGCCACATCCTCTGGTGACCGCCAATGGGGGAGTAGGTCTTCACTCATGCCGACACTGCCAGTTCTTCGTCTCGACTGATCTCTGCCCGTCGCACCAGCTCGGTGAGGCTTACGCCGAGCCACTGTGCGGCTTGGAACGCTTCTTCCCATCCGAAGGTGCGTTCGCCATTTAGTCGGTAGCTCGTGGCACGCTGTGAGATATGGATGATATTGGATAGTTCGGTCTGTGTTTTTCGCTGACGACCCATCTCTGCTCGGATTTCCGAAGCGAGTAAGTCGTGCATGTTCTTAGTTGCCATGCATTCAATCTAGAAGTTTTCTTTTAGGAAAGCAACCCGTAACTTGCGTTCTGTCGTAATTGTTCTAAACTAAAACCATGACGACTAGTAAGAAGCTCTCAGATATCGAACTNGCAATCGCCTCCGTAGTACGCGGAGAACTTGCCAAGCGTCGCCTGAGTGCCAATGCCTTCGCTTCAAAGCTCGGCCTCTCGCAACCAGCATTGAGCGCCAAGCTTCGCGGAGGTACCAAATTCTCCATTGGGGAACTGGAAGCTTTTGCTAGCGAACTAGGACTGTCGCTGAGCTGGGTCATTATGTCCGCAGAAAAGCAGTTGCAGCGTGATCCGTCCGCAGTGTACGGACTTGCAGCAGACCAGCGCACCGACGCAACCGACCGCCGCCAGGAGGGCGAGCAGGAAAACCCGTAAGGAGGAGTGTGGAGAAACTGCTGAAAGCTGCCGAGGATGCTGGCATCAGAGTTCTTTACGGAAGTCTCGACGGGCGCAACGGTGTCTACTACGACGATCTGAGGTTGATAATCCTTGAGCAATCATTGACCCCAGAGATGGAACGTTTCACCCTCGCCCACGAGCTAGGTCACGCGCATCACGGTCACCGGGAAAGTACGCCGGCGAACGAGATGAAAGCTGATGAGTTTGCCGCTAAGTCGTTAGTACATGAGGACGAGTACCAGAGGGCGGAAAGCATCAGCGAGAGCCCTCGTTTCATAGCTCAAGAGTTAGGTTTGCCAGTTAGGGCTATAGAGGCATACTGGAGGCTGAAAGACGTGTTACCAATGGCAACAAGGGTCGGAGCGGGTTAGAAGTAGATCGCGCAAGATCCGCGAGATTTAGGCATTTTTAGACGTAGGTGATGTGCTGAAATGGGTTGAATGGGAAATTCAATTCTCCCCATCTCCACGTATTTGAACCCTCGAGATCCTTATGATCTCGGGGGTTCTGTCGTTAACCTATGTGCGGTATACGACCTATTGCCCAGTGAGTGATCTTCAGTTTCTGATAAAGATTCGCTAGGTCCTTCGTGGCGTTAGCGAATGGCAGACACTTGGGACATGGGGATTCTGCTTGAATTAGTCGTCTGCTCAATCCTTTGGGACTTGGGGCTTACCTGAAGTGAGTACGTGAGCGTGATCCGGTTGCCTCTGCCCGAACGGACTTCAGATGTTGAACGCAGGGGAGCGCTACCGAGGTTGCAGAGACAGCGGTTCGTTGGTAATTCCGGTTCTTAGCTGGGTTCTCATTGGCGCGTGGTGCGTACCTCGGGCCGAAGTGTCAAGGCCGGGCATGGACGGCCTAGGGCAGATCTTGGCGCGTAGATAGATGATGGCCACACTAGGTAACACGGTGCCTTGCGCGCGAGTCATGTCGCGAGGTCGCTGTTTACCACATAGACTGGAATTGAACGGCTAAGCAGACGGCCAGATTGCTGAAACGGAGTGAGATCAGAAACGATGGGTAAAAACGGTTCCCAGCGGGTATCACCGGCTATTTCGGCTATCTATGCTGTGATCGCATTCCTCCTCGAAGTTGGTCTGATTTTCGCGGCAGCGTTGGCCGCCATCGCCTTCGTGCCATGGCCAACTATCCCGTCGATCCTCGTGGTGGTAGTGCCGCTACTAATTATTTGGGCACTCTTCTTCTCACCTAAAGCCAAGTTCCGTCTGCGTCTTCGTATTAGGTTGACGCTACTGCACCTGATCTACCTCGTCGGTGCCTACGTGTTGTGGCTGAGCGTTGATCACTCATTTACCGATCAGTCCCAGATCTGGGCGATCGCGATGCTTGCTCTGACGGGTATAAGCGCCATCCTGGTTCTAGCCACGGGCGGATACGTGGTGCCACACGACCGAGAAAAGAGAACTCCGCAGTCGCCAGGCCAGTCTAAGGATGCGACACGCAATGCACCTCGCGGACGCCGCGCGGCACGCTAA